TGGTAGCGTAGGGAAACGATGGACAGAAAAAGATATTGTTACCCCTAAAGGTGACAGAATAATTGCTAAAGGTTCTAATCAAAGACTGCGTGGTCGTGCAGAAGTAGGAGTTAGATATACTGGTATCATCCTTGATGACTTTGAATCAGAGTTAAATACTAAAACTCCCGAAGCAAGGCAACAAATTAAGAATTGGGTAACTGCTGCGGTTTATCCAGCGATTGATTTTGATAAGAATGGATTTTTATGGTGTAATGGTACGATTGTCCATTATGACTCATTCTTGAACAACCTTGTCCGTGATAGCAACGAAGCCAAGCAAAATGGCGAAGATTTCTCTTGGAAGATAGTTACATATAAAGCATTACTTGATGATGGAACACCACTCTGGCCAAGTCGCTGGCCAGTAAAGAAGATTGAAGAACGTAAGCAATTTTATATAGATTCTGGCACTCCAAGTAAATTTTATCAAGAATACATGAATCAGGCTAAATCACCTGAAGACCAAATTTTTACTGAAGGAGATATCACTGATGGGCTATATAAAGGGCATTGTAGATTTGATGAAGAAGCTCAAAGCTGGTATATTCAATTTGATGATAAGAGTCGTGAATTTGTCAATATCTACATTGGTGTTGACCCTGCTTCGACACTTGGGGCTCGTAACGACTATAGCGTTATTATGGTTATTGGCGTTACTGCTAAGTTTGATTACTACGTTATCGAGTATTGGAGAAAAAGAGTCTTACCGATGGACTGCGCAGATGAGATATTTAAAACTGTTGAACGATATTCCCCCGTCAAAAGAGTAAACATTGAAACGATTGCATATCAGGAAATGCTTCGTGATTACGTGCAAAAGCAAAGTAAAGCACGAGGAATGTTTATTCCTGGTATAAATCAAGGTATTAAAGGGTATGGCAACCAAAAGAAAAAGGATAGACTCTTCGAGGGTCTTCAACCTAAGTTCAGACAAGGAGCTGTACACCTAAAGAAGGATATGCATGAGTTTATGGGAGAGCTGTTGGATTTTCCAAAGGGTTCTCATGATGACTGTATTGATGCATTTTGGTTATCAACTCAGTTTGCAAAAGGCAATAAATCGGCTGGTAAAGCCACTATTAAGGATAAAGCAGGAAATACTTACAGAAACCGAACTAAAAAGGCATATGATTGGCTTACAGGTGCGAGACGATAATTTGCATCATACAGTAAAGCTATAGTATATTTACCCCTATGATTCAAGAAGACATTCGAGTAAAAGAAATAAAAGAGTTGTGGAGACGTTGGTCTGATGCAAGAAAAGATTGGGATGTTCAAGCCCGTGAAGACATAGATTTCTATTTAGGAAATCACTGGTCTGAGGCACAAGTTAATGCACTTGATGAACGAAATCAGTCCTCTTTGGCATTAGACAGACTCTACTCTGCGGTTGAACAGTTTAAAGCTATTATTACTTCCAAGCCTCCTAAATTCTCTGCTACAGGCAGAGAAGATTCTGATATAAAGATGGCTAATGTATGGAAGGGAATCTTAGAATATGTTTGGGACATCTCTGATGGAGACGAAACATTCAAGCAAACTATTCATGACTACGCTGTTACGGGACTAGGTTATTTTTATGGCTATATAGACTCTGAGGCTGATTATGGTCGAGGTGAAGTTAAATTTACATATGTTGACCCATTCCGAATTGTAGTTGACCCTAACTCTAGAAGCCGTTGGTTTGATGACTCTTCTGGCATGATGTTGTCTACAATCATGACTAAACGACAATTAGCTGACTTATATCCTCAATTATCTGAAGAAAATGAGGAAGGTAAGTCTTTAATTGATGAGCTTGAATCAAATGACTATCTTGATGATGATTATCCAAGTTCAACTCAAGCACAAGCAAAAACACGCTTTACTCCTGATATTGTTAAAGATAAGGATTATGGAGAGGGTTCTGAGAAATATCGATTAATTGAATCTTTCTCAAAGATTAAAGTTCCTTATTATCGTGTTATTGACATGCAATCTGGAGATGAGCAAATTCTTGATGATGAAAAACTCCAAGCATTACTTCAAGATGAACGTATGCAATTGGCAGTTGAAAAGGGTATGATTGACATTGCTAAAGTAATGCAAACAAGGATTAAATTGACTTGTATTGTTGGGCAAATTGTTTTATACGAAAGAGTACTGGATACTGATGTTTACCCTATCGTACCAGTACCAAATATATGGACTAATACTCCTTATCCAATGAGTGATGTTCGAAAGAATAAAGATTCTCAAATATATTTAAATAAAGTACTATCTTTAATTACATCTCATGCACAAGCATCGGCAGGGCTAAAGTTACTTGTTCCTGAAGGTTCAGTTGATAATATAGAGCAATTAGAGAAGGATTGGGCAAATCCAAATGCTACAATTGAATATGACCCATCTTTAGGAGAACCTCATTTTCCAGCTCCTCAACCACTTGCAAGTTCAATACTCCAATTGCCTGCGATGATTGAGAAGTATATTGATTTAAATATGGGGATATTTGAGATGATGCAAGGAAATACTGAGGTAGCTCCAAAAACATCATCCGCAACAATGATGCTTGAAGATTTCGGACAAAGGCGTTCAAAATCTAAATTACGTGATATTGAGGGTTCATTAAAGAGGTTAGGTCGAGTTATATATAATCTCGCTAAATCTCATTACGATTTCAAGAAAACATTTAGAATAGTACAACCAAACAATGATTTAAATGAATATACTATAAATAAACGAATGTATGATGACAAGACAATGGAACTTCAATCTATTGAGAATGATGTATCTATTGGTCAATTTGATATTCGTGTTATTGGAAACTCTACCATGCCATCAAATAAATGGGGTGAGTGGAATATTTATATGGAAGCATATCAGGCAGGCTTAATTGATAAGGTGGAAGCATTGAAGAAAACCGATATATTTGATAAAGCAGGTGTATTACAACGTACTGATATGATTGCACAATTGCAACAACAATTGCAAGGTGCTCAAGAGCAAATTAAAAAATTATCTGGTGACTTACAAACTAGAGACCGAGAAGCAGTGCATCTCCGTAAGGCTGCTGAGGTCGAGAAGTTTAAGGGACGGCTTAAAGAAACAGAATCATCAAGCAAAGCCGAACAAAAATTACAAGTCGGAAGACTTTCAAATGCTGTTAAACTCGAATCCGAGAAATTACGTTTAGCCACAGAGGCAGAGAAACGTAGTCAATCTCAAAAGATGAAGAGAGATAGCAAACAAGGAGATAAGTAAAATGGACGCAAATGAATTAGGAAATCAATTTCAAGATGAACTTGGTCAAACCGAAGAATTTGTAGGGCAAGATGAAGGACAAACACAAGAAGAGAATCCCGTAGATTGGCAAGAACAAGCAAAGTACTTCCAATCTGAAAAGGATAAACTCTTTAATGAAAATCAAAAGCTAAAGCAATACGAGGAAGTTGGCAAATTTTTGGAATCACGACCTGATGTAATTGAACAATTACAAAGTACGGTCAATGGTCAACCAAACGCACAACAACAAGTAGCACTTAAGCCTGATGAGTTTGACCCATGGGAAGCCTATAATGACCCAACATCTGCATCTTATAAATTTAGGATGCAAGAACTACAGCAAACCATTGATGGTGCTGTTAACCAAGCTACTCAAGGTATACGTCAAGAAAGTGGAAGAGCAAATTTAAATGCTCAACTTAAAGCAAAAGGAATGAATGATGAACAAGTTCAATCGTTTTTTGATTTTGCAGACAAACACCCATCTGAGTATGGATTGGATAACGTAATCAAAATGTGGCAAGCTGTTAACAGTGCTCCAGTAAGCCAAGGACAACCAAGCCCATTAGACCAAGTACGCAATGTACAAAGTCAACCTCAGCAAGTAGGTGGTGTATTACAAGGCGAAAAGCCTCAAATGCCAAAATCTGACGCTGATGATATGTGGGACTCAATTGTCGCTGCTGGAGGACGCACTAACGTATTAAAATAAACTTAGGAGAAAAAAATGGCTACTTATAATAGTGGACAAGTAAAATTCGGAACTCCTGGTGGCAATACAGTAGACAGTGCTAATTTAGGCACACGTAGACTGTATGACTTTAGTGACAGGGTCGCTGACTTATCCCCAGAAGAATCTCCGTTTTTTGTATATTTGTCAAAAGTAGGGAAAGTTCCAACATCGGATTCGCAATTCCGATTCTTGGAAGATAGAACAAAAATTGCGATGACAGACCGAAGTTTTGTCATTTCAACTGACTTAGCAGCAGCTTCAGTAGGAGCTACTGTAACAGCAACAATAAGCGCAGCTCAAGCATGGCTAATTAAAGGAATGGTTATATCTGTTGAATCTGTAACAGGTAATAGTGGTGCTCCAAATCATGCAAATGCTAGAATAGAAGCAGTTAATTCAAGTACATCAATTGATATTAAATGGCTTACTAATCCTGGCACTGATGCAGACCCAGCAGCTAGTGCTAAAGCAACCGTTATCGGAACTGCTTATGGCGAGGGCACTGGTGCACCTGATGTATGGTCTCAAGAGCTAGACAATGATTATGGTTATACCCAAATCTTTAAAACAGCTTGTGAGATGTCAAATACTGCTCGTGCAACCGTATATCGTGGTTATTCTGATGAATGGCAACGTATTTGGAATCTAAAGTTACGTGAGCATAAGATTGATATTGAGCGTGCAATGCTATTTGGACAACGTGCTTCTTCTGGAGGTGTTCAATACACTGAAGGTATAGCAGGTCATATTATGGCAAATGGTCAATCTCAAACAATAGAAGATTCTGAGCAACTAGTTTATACAGAAGGTCAATCCTACTTAAAGACTGTTGCAGCAGGAAGCTTAAGTTATGATACTTTGCTTAAAGACTTAGAGGTTGTATTTGACCCAGCTCGTGGTGGAAGTAGTGCAAAACTTGCATTATGTTCATTACCTGTTATCTCATTGTTTAATAAACTTGGAGATGGTGTTGGATTTATCGGTGATACCATTGGTGGTGGAGCACGATATAACTTTGATGC